TAAGCCATTTGGTATAAATTTTCCTGCTGTCTTGCCTTTTGTATAAATGTTTCTTGAATTTGGTTATCTAAATAAAACGATAATACATCCCCAACATAAGATGCCATTTCCATAAATAACATCCCTGTAGAAGTCTCTGAGAAGTCATTATAGGTATCTGGGAAATAGGTTTTAGAGTAATTAACTAAAGCATCTCTAAATTGATTAAAATCCTTATCAATATATCTTATATCTCTGTTTAATTTAGCCATTATTGTAATAATATTTGTATGTCATCAGTTATACCAAAATTTGCTATGGTGTAGGTTAATGAAAAATTTATTTGATTGAAATCAGGTTCATTTAAAAATTTTATTTCTTTTATTGATATTTGGGGAAAATATTTAGCTATATCAGATTGTATAAGATTTTTTAATTCATCTGTAGTTGTATCTGTAATATTTTGAAATAATAAATTTCTTAAATCAGCACCAAAATTAGGATTAAATACTCTTTCTCCTCTATTTGTTAATAGGTAGTTAATTAAGTTAGATTTAGTTTGATCCCTAACAGTATATGTAGGGTTAAAAACAGCGGGACCATTAAACGGTAAACTAAACCCTACTGCTTTTCTATCAACTGAGTCAATTGGAAATCTATTACTTAATATTCTAGCCATTTATTATCTTTTACCCATTAAACCTGCTATTTGAGACATATCTACTTCTCCTGGAGGTAAAGAACCATTAACCGAATCACCCCCTACAGGGTTAAATTTTGGTTGAACTTGAGCTGATGTAAATTGTCCACTCATATCTCCTAAAATGTTTTGATATGCTGATCTTTTTTGTTCAGCAGTCATAGTTGGTTGTTGTTTATTAACTGTTTCTAAAACTGGGCCGGTTTCGGCTATGGTTGTAACTCTTGGAGTCTTAACAGCTTCCAATAAGATGTCTTTCAATTCTTCCTGAATTGCTTCTCTTACGGATTCTTTAATTAATTTTTTTAATTCTGATGACTTCATTTTTGTTATAAATATTAAATTATTATTTTTTTTAAACGAATTTTGTTCTTAGTTGCACTGATGCATTATCTACAGAGGTTCCAAATTTAATATCTTCTATACTAATAACAACATTATAGTCTCCTAAAGATGGTTCACCTTCTGTAAATAAAAATACTGATTGAATTGCTGGGGTTTTATCTCTTATAAAATAGCTTTTTACTCTTGGGGCTTCTGTAGATCCAGATTTAATACTTGAAACTGTTACCCTATACTCATTCCCTAAATTTGATGTATTTTTATAACCTGTACTAATTACAAGTTCTAGTTTTTGATTTGTTTGGGTTTTTTCAATATTACCAAATACAAATTTTGGTTGAGTTGATGTTACTGGAATTTTTAATAGTTCCTCAGGAATTATTAAGGTACGTTGACCTGAAGAGCCTTCACCTTCTTCTGGAGGTGTGTATTGCTCATTATTTAATTCTGCCCAATTTCGATTTAATGAATCAATAACTTGTTTTGTTTCTGAAACTAGAGTTTTTACTGATGTTGTATATGAATATGTTTTTGCATATCTACTATTATAAACAACATAACCTATAAAGGGGTTAAATTGGCTTGAAAAGTTTATATTTGTTGCTTTAATTCTTCTTTGAGGTAATGATAAAGTATTGGCAGCATTTTCTTCTAAAACAAACTGCCAATCCTTAGTTGAAAAACCAGGTTTAGCATATCTATAAGGGTCAGAAGAATTTGCTGATAATTGAGATATTAATGCTTCTTCTCCAGCTGAATTTAAAGCAGCATTTGAAAAGGTACCTGATGTTGCTGCTGAATTATTAACTTCTTGGATTAAATTATTTTTTTCTTGTTGTGTCATCTCACCCCCATCTTCCCCACCAGTCTGAGCTAGTTCATCAATACACCCTGTTACTAAAAAATCTAATTTAGATAAATTAGTAATAGCTTTATCAACAACCCCAGTTATAGTTTGGGCTGCTGGTCTAACAGCATTAACAGCAGCTTTAGCTTCTCTTAAAACTATAGCTAGGGCATCCAAAGAATCTGATAGTTTTGTAATTACATTTATAGGAATACCTACACCTCCAGATGTTGGGATAACAGCTGTAGGTGCTGGGATTGATTTTATAATACTAACTGCGACTTGAATAGTTGTTACAGTATTATTAGTAATATCAGCAGCTTGTTGAACTGTATTAAAAACATCTAAAACTTGTTGTAATCCTTCTTGTAGTTGGTTTTTTTGTTGAACAATTTTTAATATTTCTTCTTTTGGGGGGCAACCTTCTTTAAACTTTTCAATTAAAAAATCAACAGCTAATTCTAGTTTAGATGTGTTTTTAACTACCTTAATAACGGCTCTATTGATTGTTTTATTTAATGGGTTCATTACTTAGATTTACTTACTTTAGATTTATAAGCTTCAATTCTATTAAGCATGTTTTGAGCTTTTATAACAGTATCTGTAGCTGGTGCTGTTATAGCTCCATTTAGAGGGCCTGGTCCAGGTGATGCTATGGGTGTTGTTAAAGCGTTACTTAAACTAACTAAAGATAATAATAATTTATTTAAATCATCTAAGAATGTATCCCCTAATATTACAGGTTCAGTTGCATTTTTATCACCTAAATATATTTCAGGTGATGAAATTACTGTTTTTGGAGAATCAAGATTTATACTATTGAGAGAATTTAAATTTATAGTATCAAAAGATGATAAAAGAATCGAGTCTGTTTTTGAATTAAAAACTATACGTCCTGAGTTTAATATTATTTGTTCCCCATCAAATTGATTTAAAGGTGTAGGAGCATTGAAGTATGAACTATATTCTTTACTTGATGCTTCAATAGGGATTTGTTGAGTGGAAGTTAAATAAATACTAGATTTATCTTCGTTTATATCTTCTACTTGTGGAATCCATGGATCTCTATCATCATCATATTGACCATTCCTAATAATAGTAATTGGATCTCCTTCTACTCCAGAATTTGACCAAGGATTAGAAGGGTTTGAATTAATTATAGTTGAACCAAATCTAATAGAATGGCCCCATCTTCCTTGATGTATTATATCACCTTCAAAGGGTTGTAAATTTCTTACCTCTAAGGATTCTTTAAATGTTTCCCCTAAATTAATTTCTGTGTTACCATCTGTAACTCGTCTCACAATACCAGCTTCAGTTTGAGTATAATCTTGTTGTTGAGATTCAGGAAGTGTATCTGCATATATCCCATCAGGAATAGCATTATGGTGGGCACTATTCCATATATTTAAAGGATTAAAATAATAATATGAAAATGAATTTAAATTACTTTGAATTTGTGAGTTAGGTAATTTTATAATATAAACTATCTCATTTATAAGAGGTATATTTGATGAGTTAGGATTTAAAGGGTATGCTATGGTGTTTGCTGATGAATTTGGATCTTTTTGAGGGTTATTTATATCTTCAAAAAATATAGCACCTAGAGTAGAATATTCACCAAATTTTTTAAAACTTTTAGAGAAAGTTGTAGGGTTAGTTATAGCAAATTTTACCCTACCATGGGTAAAAACTTGATTTACATCCTTATTTACTTTAGGGGATGATAATACCCCTAAACCTACTCCTGTTTTTTTAGCCATCTGATTCTTTGCTATTATTTAACTTGTCCATTTCAGCTAACAGTGCTTCTTTTTCTTCATCCGTTATCCCCAAACTACCATCATCACCCACATTTTGGAGTGATCTTTGAACTATAGTAGCCATTTTAATTAAAGCTTCATCATTTTTAACTCCAATCTCCATGTACTCCTTTATTAAAGGTACAATAAGAGTTGCATCTCCTATCTCTTGAACTAAGGGTTTTAATTCTGAGATTAATGCTACTACTTGAGCATCTCTTCTTTTTTGGTTATTATAAATTTCTTCTAATATATCTGAAAATGTTTTATTACCAAAAACTTGTGAATCTAGTTGTCCCATGTTGTTTTTGATTATAAATATGTAAACTTTAAATTATTTTGGTGGGAAGTAACCATGCTCCAAATAGAACATATATTTTTCTTTAAAAATACCGTATAATTTATTAGCTATTTTAGTAATTTTAGGTGTTTTAACCTCAACCATTTCCCGAATATATATGTAGAGGGCCTTTTTATTGAAAACATCAATAGCATCCCTTTTTCTAAATAATTCTAAAATAGCATCAGCTATTGAAGCATCATTACCTTTAGGAAATAGTGTATAAATTCTATCTGTAATATACTCAACATATTGATCTATGAATATAGATAAACGATCTTCATGTTTGTAATTTTTAGTTTCATTTATATTTTTGCTACTAAATTCTTCTTCTTCAGTAACCGTGCTAACATCTAATTCACGTTTACTTGATGTTATAAATGTGGGATCTGATGTATCTAACTGTGAGTAATGGTTAAGATCAGATATAGCGATGTTTTTTATTTTATTACCATAATTTTTAGTATTATACACTATTAACCAACGTTTTACAATAGTACCAAAGTATGAATAAGCTTTAGCTCCATTTTCAGGATTAAATAAGTGAATTTTACTTAAAAGAAATACAATTATTTCATGTTGTAGATCTTCTAAATTTTCAACACCATCAGTATAATAAAATTTAAAGGTATGGATTATATTTTCTGTAAGTTTATAAAAAGGCCAATGGATGTGATTTTGGTATAATTCACTTCGTTCTAATTCATCAGTAGAATTATTATATTTAACAATAGCTGCTTCTGTTTCTTTTGTAAAATATACCCTTCCCTGTTTTTGAGATTTTTTTCTCTTTATTATATAATCCATTAATTATTTTTCTCCTTTTAACTGAAAATCATTTAAGATTGATTGGATTTGTTTTATTTGTTTGAAGAAAAATCCTATTTCATCATCAGATTCGAATGAACCTTTGATATCTATCTTTTTAACTCTTTTATCGGCTACCTCTATTACTCTAGATATTTTATCTAAATATTCAAGGTAACCTAATACAATATCTTCTGCCCTTTCATTTTTCTTAAGTAAATTAATAGTTGTATATCCTAAAACTAGGACTATAAAACTTAAAACTGAAATAATTATTGTAGTTGTTGTAATTTCCATTATAATTTATCAAAAATATTTTTTAAACCTTCACTTTTAATAGAACCTAAAGCCTTATTTTTAGTTGAAGTTTTCTTTACACCATCTAATGTAAAATTCTTTTTACTAGCATCCACGTTATTTTTGAACTTAGGTAACCATTCAATTTCAAATTCAATTCTTGCTGCCATCATATCTGCTTGATGTAGTATATAGGGTAAAGATGTACGAGGTTTTTGCTCGGGCATAAATCCTTTTAAATATTTATCATTTGCTGGATCATATAAACCATCATGTGTTTGAATCGCCATCATTTCATTAAATGTATATTTAATATCATGTTGTTGGAGTAGAAATAATCCTCTATCTGGAACTGAAGCAAATGCTAATTTTTTATTAAACATATAATCTTCACCTAATTTATCTTTCCTCCATTTATCTGTTTGAGGTATGTAAGCATCATTTTCACTATCCCCCATCTTACCTAAATCATGATTTATAGCTGAGAATACTAATTCCTCTTCTGTAAATGTTGACATATCACAACCTTCACAACTCCATAATTCTGATTGCTTGAGAGCACATCTAACTACACGATTAACATGGTCAACATATCCCCCTGGGAATGCTGAGTGGTATTCTTTTTTATGAGCAGCAGGCATCATCATAATACGATCCCCATACTTTTCATAAAATTTTAATAGTTGATCTTTTCTCTCCCCAGTAATATGTACTTCAATATTATTGAGAAAAATTTCCCAATTTGACTGGATTTGTTCTGCTGTTAACTTCATAATTTTACTATCCGTTTCTTAAAACATTTGCTTCACGCTCTATTAAAGATTCTAAATTTTCTACTTTTTCATAAACCTCTTTTAATTGTTTTCTAAAATCTTCAACAGATGATCCACCTCGGGAAACCATTAAATCTAATGTTTTAACTCCGGATTTTACGTTTATAAATCCTTTATCAATACCTTGCTTGTTTCTAAATGACATAATATTTATTTATTAATTGTTTTTATTTATACCCTAGTATACACTCCTACATTCATATATCCACGGTACCTTTACCCCCCTCATACATCATATACCTAAATACCTTATTTTTCTCAACCTATTCTCAATACTTTTAAACCCCGTATTTATAATATACCGGAGTGAATTCCAAGATCCAAATTACTTTTGAACTTTTAAGAAATTATTTTGAAAGTTTTAGTATTTTTAATAAGAAAGCACATTTTTCGTATTCTTCATGTCTTTCATGGTAGAAAATCCCTAAATTTAAGGATTGTATCATTTCATCATTGCTATATTCTTTTATAGCTTCAATATGTTCTGGATTATTTATTTCTATTTGTTCTATATAACCCCAAGCTCTAGTATATGCTATCAAAGCCCCAGCTTCCCCCATTTCCTCTTCACTTAATTCAGCGTTGGCATCTTTTAAAAATGTTATTACCTTTTTTTTAAAAGTAAGGAAATTTAAAACTAATTTCTTATACATGCCTAATTTATACATTGGTTTTTCAGTTAAACTAATGTAAACCTCGTCATCATCTCTATCAAAGGGGAATAGGTTAAATAAATTATCTACGTCAATCATTAATAATCCTGTCTTTTTATTCTATTTAAAGCATACTCCCACCTTTCAGGGACAGTTTTATATTTGTGTTTAGGTTGAGTCTGCATTTTATCTATTTGTAAGTAAAAAATTGGAAAAAGATTTAACTTATTAACTTCATCATAAACTTCTAGTAATCTATCTTCAGAATTAAGGCCCATTATTTAATTAACTAATTATTAAAACTATAATATATGTTATAAATATCACCTCCCCAAATTATATTTAAATTAATAAAAAAAGGCAGATGATTTTCTAACCATCTACCTTTAAATATCTAATAAATAAATATACTAACTATCTGATAATTCTTTTTCTAAACTATCAATTTCTTCTTGAAGGGATGTATATTCTTCTTTAACATTAATTGCATTTGGGTTATCAGGATGGTATCTCCAAACTTTACTTTGTAACTCTACTAAAAATACTAATTGGTTTAGAAGATCAACTTTTGATGTTTTTTCCATAACTTTAATTTATTTTAATTATTAATTTATTTATATGATACGAAAGATATTTATGATAACCAACCCTCTTAAATAGGTCTTTTAAAAATTGCTTGTTCCTTTAACTTTGCTTCAATTACAATATCAGGTTCCAAACCATAAGTTTGTATTTTTTTATAAATAATATCAGAATGAGCTTGAGGTCTAATTGATTCATCTAATTTTTCTTTTCTTCTACTTTCTGAGTAGTGACAACATTGAGTGATTCCTTCAGGCCATGTAGTAGATGCTAACTTAAGCGCTTCTTCCTCATTTAAACCCCCAGTATTAAATTTATGGTGGAAATAATCAAATGTAATAGGGATACCTATTGATTTATAAATACCTTCATATAAATCTTTAACAGAATATTCATTGGGGCTATCATCATTTTCGATTACTAAACGTCTTTTAGTGTCATCACGTAATAAACTAAAATTATCCACAAAACGCGCCAGTGTTGATTTTTTATCACCGTAAGCACCACCCACATGAATATTAATTTTATTATAGTTTGATGGTTTAAACCCAAACATATTCATCTGTTCGCTATGACAATCGAGTTCTCTAACAGTTTTTTCAACAACTTTTTTATTAGGAGAAGCTAAACAATTATAAGGGCCAGGATGCATTGTGAGACGTTGATTAGCGTTTGTAGCAATATTTCCTATTTCTAACATCAACTCACATATCTCATCATAATCTTTCAAATTAGACAATTTATAATCATCAGTCCAAGGGAAAATCTGGGATGAAATTCTAAATAATTTAATACCCATTTCATTATTCCACTCAACAATTGTTTTGAGGTCTTTAACATTGAGCAATGCTAAATCTGAAACATAATCTAAACCTTTAGCTTCGAAGGTTTTTCGACGCATGGTTCGATTTGTCATTATTTTATTCTTACTCATTACTGTGTTTATACACGCATAACCTAAATTCATATAACCTTTATTTTTTAAATATAACTATTAAATATACAACTATAGATATCGTTCTCCAAGTTTTTCAATAGAAGTTTTAATTTCCTCCAAAGGAAGTTGGAAAAATTCTCTTTGATTATTCACTCTATATTCTCCTAACTTTTGATGAATTTCACCTTCAAGAGTCAAACCATTATAACAGTGAAACGCAAACTCAACATCATAAGGTAAAGCCACTCCCGTAGCATTGGATATTTGTTTAGCACGCTCTTCAGGGTGTTTATTGGTATAACCAATTTTGTATATTCCCGGTTGTAATGCGTTAGACAACACATACACCC